CGCAACTCAAAGCAAGCTATGGCACTGTTCTAGGCTATGGCCCTGCGGGGGCAGGAAAGACGCGAAGCATTCTCACCCTAGCAGAGCATGAGATGAATCCCCTAATCCTTGCCACCGAGTTAGGCGAGACGCACGGCCTATTAAGCCTTGCGAGTAGCGACATTGGATTCATCAAGATCGAAACACATGCCATGCTAATTGACGTGATCCGAGCGTGTAAGAGAAAGCCGGGGAAGGTTGAGTACGGTGAAGTTGAATTCGGTTCCGTTGTCCTCGACTCTATAACCCAATGGGGAGAGTTTCCTCTCGAACGTTTTGCCGAACTGAAAGGATGGGATGATCTTCATGGCGTCTCGCAAAAAGGTGGAGGGAAAGACCCGCGTCAGGCGTACGGATTCCTTGCAGAAAAAGGACGGCAACTGTATAAAGAGCTTTTCGAACTCCATGCTCACATATACATTATCGCGCGAGAAGGACTTTTTGGTGGGGGCGATGTCGCTCAGTTTGCGGCACCTGAGCTTCCGGGGCAAAAACTTCCACGCGAGCTACCCGGATGGCCGGACGCAACGATCCGACTCCGAGTAATTGGCGGCAAGCATGTTCTGGTGACTAAAGGCGAAGGCGGAAGTCCTGCGCGTGTTCGTACACCTGAAGACATGCCCCGTCTCCCTCTCCGTTGCGAGCCCGATATTGGAGCCCTAATCGAATACATGACAGGAAACAAGGAGGCATATAACATACTTGATCCGAAGAAGCAAGATGCACCGGGGCTGACAAAGCCCTAAACGTCGTAGCTACGCCGTTAACTGACGTAAATCGAAGGAGAACAAGATGGTTCAGATTCCTAACGCACCGAGAATGGGCGATATGCCCAAGGGCGAGCCTGTTCCCGAGGCAGTTTATCACATTCGCTGTGATAAGGCCGAGTTCAAGACCACGGGCGCAAGTTCTAAGACCCCCGGCGCGCCGATGTGCGCAGCGCAATTCACAATCTTTGGCCCTGAGGAGGCTGAAGAGTATCACGGGCGTAAGGTTTTTGAAAACCTCATGCTCTCTGGCGAAGGTATGTTCCGCACGCGCCAGCTTCTTGAAGCTTGCGGACAGGATGACGATTATGTCCTCGAAGACACTGATCAGCTTCTTGGTCTTGAGTGCGGTGCTGTTGTTGGAATTGATGCCGAGCGCAAAGATCCCAAGACAGGACAGACGTACGACCCTCGTAACTCTGTGACGAAGTTCATTCCGATTCAGTAAAAGCGTACCGGGGGAGAGGGAATAGGCCCTTTCCCCCTTTTCTTTTCCTCTTGAGGTGAATATGCCTAAGAAAGAAACGCCAAAACCGGAAGAGACCAAGACTGTAGCAGAACTTGCAGACGAATTTGAAAAAGACGGCATCACCGTCCTGCGTATTGACACAAACAATCCAGATACCGCGGTAAAATCCATCCATGATCTTCTCCACAACATTCTTGGAGAATGACTTGAAGATAAATGACAATAACTTGCATCTGGTGCGATAGACCTGTGGTTACCTGCATGAACGATCCATGCTTAACTCTCCGAGGAGGCTATCCAACAGTGCTTACGTACACAAACGGAACGGTCATTAACCTAAACGACGCAGTCAGGCACAATGGAAGCCTTGCATACGTAGATAGAGTTGATCGTGCTATAGGACAAGTCCGTATCTGGCTGCTAAAAACGCCTGAAAACGTACTGTTTGTAACGCCTGAAGAGTTGGAATTTCTCGAAGCAAAAGAGAAGGAGGAGTAATGTTGAGAAGACCGTTTGCAATTCTAGCCATTTCTGCCCTGATTGGATGTGGGGGAGGTGGTGGAAGTCCAAGTGCGCCAACACCTACCCCAGTTCCCGTTCCCACGCCAAATCCCCAAGGCCACCTTGTACTTAACTCGGCAAATGCTGTTGTAACGTTCCGGCCAACTGGCAAGCATTGCGGCGACTTTGAGATGAACATCCCTTATAGTGAAACGGCTGGAGGCCAAGTTACAGTCCGAGACTACGACTGGCAGATTTTTGAAGAGAACGGCAACCTAGAGAGTCGTGCATCTGGCGACTTTAACGGAGTTGTTGCGCCGTTTGAGCACCGTGCATTGCGTTGGGGTCCAGTCTTTCGTTGTCTCGACGAAGGTTCGTACCTCGAAATCGTGCAACGCTACGCAACTGCTAACGGAACTGTGCATGAACTTACTGGAACTTTTCCCATTAACTGGATCTAGAGGAGTATAAAATGCCAAAGAGTGTCTATAACAGAAGTGAAAAGCCAAATCTCGTTGAATTGCCGGGTGGTGCAACGCGCCGTTCCATCAAACCGGGCTATCATCTCCTCCCAATTCAGGGAATCAAACGAATTGCCGAAAGATTCTCTTACGGTGCAACGATTCATGGCGACGAGCAGTGGCTCGAGTCTACGGAAGATCGAGATCATGCAAGGGCCTTTTGCAAGGAAGCCTTCAATCACATGACAGAACACCTTTTCGAGATGTCCAACTCCGTTGATCCGAAGACAGATCATCTTGGAGCTATTGGTTGGGCCGTTAGTGTCATTGCCTATGTTGAAGACTTGCATGAATGCCCGTGGACGGAACTCTAAAGATGAGTGACTCGGCGCATCTCCATATGGTGAATAACCAATGCCAAAATACGGGGATTATCCCGAATTCAACGGGGCACGTTGTGACATCAAAAATCTCGCCGTCGGAGACACGTTCAGAATCTACGATGTTGAGAGTAGATGGTTCACAACTGGGATTATAAAAGTATTTTCATACAAAATATGGAAACGCTTTCCCCGCCCCTTTTTTCAAGTCTACCGAACAGGCAAATACACAGACTGGACAATCACAGCCAAGGGAAAATCGAAGGATGAACCTCAGTGACATAAGTCTCCACACCGTAACCCAAGAGCGATTCCATGCTATTACAGAGTACATTCTAGACATAGACTCTGCAACTTTCCAACGTGAGATTCTTCGAATCGTAACTCACTCCGATGCAGTTGCTATCCTATCGATAATTGCAATCGCTCTTAAACAGGCCCATGAGATTGAGAAATTGAAGTGACTAAGCCCCTTCCAACTTGTGAGGCTTGTCCCCTTTTCCTTGCTCCCGGTCCCGTTAACGCCAGTGGACCTGAAGATGCAAAGATAATGTTCGTGGGCGAAGCCCCTGGCGAAGTTGAAGTCAACTACCCCAACTACAAACCCGAGAGGATGAAGCCCTTTATCGGAGGAAGTGGCCGAATCCTTTACGCTTTGTGCAAAAACGCAGGCATCTTCCGAGATGAAACGAGAGTGGTGAATGTCGTACGGTGTAGACCCCCTGACAATCGCACGCCAACTCACGTAGAAATCCAAGCATGCGCGCCTCTCTTGATAAAAGAAATCGAAGAGTGCAATCCGAATGTCATAATCGCGCTGGGCGAAACTGCCCTAAACCTCCTAACGCCCAAGAAAGGGATCTCAACCTATCGTGGTATTGCAACGAAAGGCTTCCAAGACCGTAAAGTGTTCCCGACATGGCACCCAGCCTTCATCATGCGAATGCAACACAACTGGGGTTTCGCGGTCCATGATCTCATACGAGCGAAGGCTGAAAGCGAATTCCCTGAGATCCGTCGTGTACCGTTCGAAATTATCCGTCAAGCTGACTACACAACTACTCTATCAGATTGTATGTCTGATATACGCGGCAGCGGAACATGTACCTTTGACTTTGAAACCACGGGTCTCTCCGCAAAGTCTAGTGAAATTCGCATGTGCGGATTTACCGGAAGGCCGGACAAGGCTTACGTGTACGATTGGACCGTTGGTGCTCAGCAGTTACTCGAAAAGGTTTTTGCAGATCCTAAGATCGAAGTCTGTGGTCAGAACATACTCGCGTTCGACATGCCCTTCGCAGAAGACAAAGGGGTAAAGATTGATTGGACGGGAAAGATCTTCGATCTAATGGTAGCCTTCCATCTATGCAACTCATCCTACGGTCAAACGACTATAGGCGAACAACGCAAGTCAGGGTCATGGCAAGGTGGACGAGGGACGGAAAAAGACCTCGCGTTCATCGCAAGTCTTCATACGGACATGGAGTATTGGAAGGGGAAGGAAGAATACAAGAGCGATCTTTACACGGTCTGTGGAAAAGACGTAATCGGAACCTCGCGTGCTGCGTATAATACGGAGAACGGGATACGACTTGAGCTTAAGAACCAAGACATGGAGGATCTTTACTACAAACATGTCCTGCCCGTTCACATGCCCTTGCGCCGCATGCACCAACGTGGATTTAAAATCCATACAGATCGTGCAGCGCGCTGGTCTATCATCATGGAACGCGAAGCAGAGCAACTCGAAAAGGCACTTCAAGATGGTCTAGGCAACCCATCTCTCAACTTAAACTCGCCAAAACAAATGATGCATCTCTTCTACGAAACGTTAAAACTCCCAATCCAGTACACGAAGGATACAAAAACCCACAAACTTCGCCCAACGGCCAATGCTGAAGCTATTGCAACCCTAGCTTCTCTCTCCCCTGACAATGCTATCCTTGGAACAGTCGTAGACATTCGCCATCTTAAGAAGCTAAATTCGACATACGTAATTCCCGCGCTCCGTGCCGGGGTAATTCACCCGAACTTTGGTGTGAGCAAGGCATCTAATGGGAGATTCAACAGTCAAAACCCGAACGTTCAAAACGTTCCCGAAGACATGCGGGATATGTGGATACCCACCAGACCATATCATAATGAGTGCTGATGCATCGCAAATCGAGTGGCGACTCAACATGATTCTCAGCGCGGACGAAGTCGGACTTGAACTTCTTGCCCAAGGTGTAGACAATCACAAGGCAGTCGCGTCAATCGCGCTACAAAAACCCGTATCTTCCATCACTCCAGAGGAACGGGCTAACGCCAAGTTCATAGTCTACGGTCTTTCCTACGGACGGCAAGCCCCAGCAATCTCTAAAGGTCATGGAATTCCAATCGAATGGGTCTACACCTTTGTAGATCGTTTCTTCGAACGCTTTGCAGGCTACTTCACTTGGCGTGAAAGCCTTATCCCACTTGTCCAAAGTCAAAACTTTCTCGCCAATCCCTACAAACGTCGCCGCTATTGGTACTCTGCTGTTAACACCGAAATCTATAACTACCCGGCTTCATCAACTGCCGCGGATATGATGATTGAACAAGTCACACAACTTGAACGAGAGTTGCCTAAAGACGCAACGCTTCGACTTACGGTCCATGACGAAGTTGTGCTGAATGTCCTCAAGGACGTAATCCGTGAAACGTGGATATGCGTACGGGATGTGATGGAGAAGAAATGGCCCTTGATTGAGGCCGCATCCTACAAGCCTGAAGTAGTTAAGAGGTTCTATCCCCAAGGCTGGAGCGTTCCCGTTGACATTGGCATTGGGGAGAATTGGAAAATGGCGAAGTCAAAGGACCCACAGGATAAAATTCGACGGGAAGAGTTGATGAAAGAACTAGGACTTAAGGATCTTGAGACATGAACGAAAATCTGAAGCGGATCGAGGAGAAGCACAGGGAGTCTCCCGTTAGGGGGACGGATGACACCGGGTACTGCTACGAGGATGACTTGCCCTATCCCTGCGACGTGGTGAAACTGGCGCGGGCGCTGCACGAGGCGATGGAGCAACTGCGTTATCACCTTGCGAGGAACGCCGCTGATGATGCCGAGCGCACGCTAAAGGAGATAGCCAATGACTGACTGTTGGTGCGGTCGCAAGGGATACGAGTGCGATGACCATTTCAACTGTGGTGGGGAGTCAATGTCAACTTTCCGCGCAACCGAAATGTCGTTAGAGAAATTACTAACCCTCGCATCACACAGCTATCAAGACTCTTATTCCTCAGAAATGTATATTCGTCTGCGTAAATTGTACGACGAGGTGAACGAAGTAGAAAGTATGGAGAATGGACACGGAAACCCTCACCCATACATCTTCATAGAACGTCTTCGTATCATCCTTAACGGGAAGAACTAATGACAAAGGCCGAGCGAAACGAAAAAGCCCATACATGGCTTTCTAAAGAATATGAAAGTTCAGACGCTTGGTGGATAGATACCGAAGATCATGTCCAAAGCCTTGAAACTCTCCTTGAAAGCGTCGAGACAGCCCGTGACTTTGAATGGTGGCAAGAACTAATCTGTGTAGACAGCGTCGATGCAACGCCACAAGCGGCAAAGAAGTGGCAGGTTGATCTCACCGACTACGCCATAACCCAGCGCGATGAAGAGTGGAAACGGGCAATGGATAAAGTAATCCCAAAAGGCTTCTCCACATGGCACGTTGAGATCCTACGCTTAATGGGAGTGGAAAGAAAGGAAAAGCCCTATTCGGATGATTAACTGGAAAGGCGTAGCCTACAGGCTAAACTACAAGTCAGAAAAAGAAATGTGGGAAGCTATATACACTGACCAAAAGCTTTCCGTATCTAAACTAGCAGATCAATTCGGAGTAAGCCACACTGCAATTCGTGTTGCTATGGAACGTTGTGGTATCGCCCGGCGAAGTCGTGGTGGGGCAAATCGCAAGTCCTCAATCAAATGGCCGTTGGATGACGAACTCTTATTCCGAGTTGAACTAGATGGTATCCCAACCGTTGCACATCAACTAAAACTCAACTACTCAACAGTCTACAAGCATGTTCGAGAACTACAAAAGGAACGAGATGCCGCTACACAACCAGCCGCCGATAGTACAAATTCCGAAGATAAAAGTACCACCTCAAAGACCTTCAGTAGTTAAGATCGTTTCCGGTGTAACAACCTTCTGGCTTGCAATGATCTGCATTCAACTCTTCGTGCTAAACATGAACTTTGGAAAGCTTCTTGAAGTCTTGGAGAAACTTATCCTCCAGCCCGCAGCACTAAACTAAAGAAAGGAACCCGATGCCCATTCCGTACACATGCGGCTTTTGCTACTCCCACAAAGCAGAGCATACGTGCCGAGTAGTTCTTAAGGCGAAGATCTTCGAAATGAAATCTGCTGGAGATCGCCTACTCGTAGACTTGACTGAAGTCTGCACCATGCACCACGAAGACATCGGCTTTTCCGTGGGTGCTAATGAATGGGAGAAGGTTAACCGAAG